AATTGGAACATACTGAGCAATTACTGCCTGTCCTGGACTTACATTATCAGGCACTCCTGCTTTTTTTTGTTCTTCAGTAAGTGGTCTGGCTAACTTCCAATTTTCTACAACATTTGGAATACGACCTTGCGCCAGTTCTGCGTTTGAAAGAATTGCAGTTGTTAAAGGTTGAGTGACTTTTGGATATAAAAATTGGTATGCTTTATTAGCTTCTTCCATACCAAGGTTAAATGCTACGTCAGCCTTAATTGTTTCTGCTGGCTTAACAAGAGTGCCAACTGCAGCTTTTCCAACTTTTTGTCCGGCTGCTTTAATTGGTGCTGCTGCAGCTTCTGCTACCTGAGTTGTATCTACACCAGGAGCAATCTTTCCTGCAAATGAGCCAGCAAAACCTGCAGCTACATTTGATCCAACTGCGGATATACCTTCACCTATTTTGGAGGCAATGGCATTTTTAATGGTATCCCAATAATTAGCCAATTACTGAACCTCTCGTGTAATAGTTTTAATAAAGTCGTCTCTATCTTGTTCTGATTCCCAAGGAATATTTGCTAGCGAAAGGACTACACCGGGATAGTCATATCCAAGTGCGTCAACAAAAGCTGTAACATCTTTAACAAATTGGTTCATAATGAACCTTGGAGGAAACTCACAAACGCTCTAAATGATTGTGGTGTATCTTGCATTGATGCCATAGAACTTAATGATGGCAAATATTTTGCAACAATATCTTGATCGTCCTGTTTAATCTGATTTATCATAAGAGCATCTGAACCAACGCCCGCACCACTGTCAATACCAGAAGTAATTGGTTCATCAGGGCGCTGTGTAGGTGCATATAATTCTGTTACTGGCGCTGGCTGAGCGCCAGGTGTTGTAGCAAGCGGAGCGCCAGACTTAATAGCGGCTGTCTCTACGCCTTCGCCGTAGGCGATAGATCCCATTTGTAGATTATCGGTACGTGTGGAGTATTTTCCTGGACCGGCAGGGCCAGCAAGTGGATTCATTGGTGCTGTAGTCACTTGTCTTCCCCTAACGTTTCTAAGTCTTGTGCCATTGCTTCCCACACTTGGGAAGTCTCGGTCTTACGGTTTGCGTGATAAATAGATAATTCAAATAATTCTGCACTGAGTGTTTCAAATGTTTGCATTAAGTTATGAAAGAAACCTGCAAGGATTACTAGGAAATCAGAACGGTGTACTGGACGTGGTATTTTATTGTTACTCATAGTCCAGTACACCTTCCCAAATAATAATTAACCCTTTGTTGTCTTCTTGCCTGGGCGACCTGCTGGCATCATTCCGAAGAATACCTTGCCACCTGCTGGCTTTGAAGTATCCATCTTGCCTTCCTTTGGCTGTGCCATTGGTGCGGCTGCGCGTGATCCTTTGTTCATATTTACACCTCCCCTGCTTATGCTGCGCCGGTGATGCCGGCTAGTAGTTGTGCTATATCTGGACGTTGACCAGCAGCAGGGGCCGTCCCACCTTGTATTTGTGGAGGTTGCTGCGAGGCAGGGGCGGAGGCCGCACCTGCTGCTGGAATCTGTTGCTCCATACCTGGTGCCATAGGTGGCATCTCTGGGGTTGGTGCTGGTTCTGGTGCAAATGCTTTTTCGATAATGTTTTCTAGCGCCTGTCCTTTTTGGCGACCTTGGATAACAGTTGCGATACGGCTGATAATCTCGGAAGGGTCTTGGCCCTGCGCTGCGAGAGCCGGTATCGCCTGTGCATACTGAGCAACAGCAACGCGCAAAGAGTCGCGCATTTCTTCAATGTCAACACGTTGTTCCTCCTGTGTAACGTTAAGATCCATAGGGATCTCACGACGGACATAGTCACGTGAGACGAGTTTGTCTGAACGCATTTGTAGCAAAGCAATGATGGCACGGTTAGGATCCATACCAGACATAATTCCGTAACGTACATCTACGCCGTACTCACCCTTAATATCACGAGATGGTGTGTACTTTAGAATGTAAGGAGTTCCGTCATCAGAACCCTTAATAGTCTTAGGGATTCCGCCAAAGATCTTCTCGTCTGCTTCAAAGCAGATTGCAGCAAGCTCTTGGAACATACGAGCAAACTGTGCTTGTGCTGCTTTAATCTGTGTATCGAATCCAGCTTGTAGCGCTTGTACACCACGACCAGTGACAACGGATGCGTCAATGTTACCTGAACGAGATTCAGGGTAACGAGCACCCATACGAAGTTCACGCTCTAGAACGCCGGACTCTGTAAAAACTCCAGCAGGTAGTTCTAGCGGTACACGACGGATACCTTGTGGATTAGCAGAACGCATAATCGCATCAGGACCGAGTGCAAGTTCTTGTACATCTTGTGGAATAGCAATAGGTGCTTGGATAGACTTCTCAGCGGCTTGGATCTGCAAGATAGCAAAGCGAGCACGAGCGAGTTGTACAGATAACACATCATCAAACTGACCGCGTGCTTCTCCGTCAAGAGATGAACGCATAATGACAGATGCCATTGCTTTACCTAATACGTTAGGTGTCTGAGATAGAACTAGGTTCTTACGCTCTGGGAGGTAGAGCAGGTCCTGATCTTTATCGTGGTACTTAACCATTGAGATATACGGTGAAGATAGTTGATACTGATTGCGACCTAGGATCTGATCGTAGAACTCTGGGTATTGCGATGCTAATGTTTCTGCATCTGTAACAATAACCTGTGTAATAGATAGAACTCGACCATAACGGTCTAACTCTGGGTATGTACCAAATGGGTTAAGCATACGGATACGAGGATTGTTATCATCGTAATCCATCTCAACCATACCAACACCTAGACCGTAGGTGTTATACCAGTCGGCTGCGGTGTACATCTGCAGTTGCAAGTCAGAGTTTGTTACATAAAAGTTGGCAATACGGGTACGAGTATCTGCGGCTTTACGGGCAGCGTCTGAAACCATATTAGTTGCTGAGCAATTAAAGGATGGCAATGGTGCCATTGCTTCTGCTAGGTCACGTGCTGCTACGTCAATGAAGTTGGCGACTAGAGGCTTTGGATAGTCCTCTGAGAACATAGAAGGAAATACCTTTGAGATATCTCCTTGACGCACCGAAAGCACATCGCGCATACGTTGGTCACGCGCTGATGAGCGTGTACGTAGCCGCGATAGTTTCGCGTCAATTTCTTTGACTGATAACAATGTGGGGTCCTTAAATTAATAGCCGCGCTTGAGTTTTTCTTGGGCTTTCTTCTTCTTGTTTGATTCTTGCATTTTGGCACGCATTGCAACCTTGTCACGGTCAGACTTTAGACCGGCAGAGGTTGTGCGGATTGCAGCATCAATGGCTTTCTTTGCATCTTTTGCAGATAGACCAGAATCTTGAGCGCGCTTCATTACGCGATTGTAGGCTTCTTTATTAACATTAGTGACTGTTACTTTACTAAAGTTTTTTCCTTTAGTTTCACCTTGAAAACGTTCTCCGCCAGTTTTTACTTCTTTATTAGTTAGATCTTTTATTTTTGCTTTATTTGTTCTTTTTAATGTTTGAGCCATTTCACCTGATGCGGCTTCGTCAGATCTTTCATAGTATTTTGTATTTTTTTGCTTTGCAGTCATACCCATATAATCAGCACTATTAACATCTTTTACTGGCTTTGTGGGCTTTTTGTAAACTTCTGTAGTTTTTCCGTAGGCTGCTTCTTTAGCGCTTTTAGTTGTTACGTCAGAGCGAAATCTGGCGCTCTCGTTAGACTTCTTTGGTTTAGCCATTGCTATCTCCCTGTTTTCTTTGTTGAAGGCTTAGGTGTTGGTTTGGTTTTATTTTTATTTAATACTTTTGCCGTACCTATACCTATTGCCGCACCCACTGCGCCACCGCCTACAGTGCTAGCGGCAAGCTCGGCGTTTTCTTTTGCTTTTTCTTTTGCAACCATTTTTTTAACAACTTTTTTAGCACCTGCTGTTTTAATATTTCGGGCTGATAAATCTGCATTTCTATTAAATTTAACTGAAACACCTGTTGATGGATTAGTTACTTTTACTTTACCAGTTGCAGTTTTTTTGACCGTATAAGTCTTAGTCGCTGTTTTAATTTTTGTAGGAATTGCTTTCTTAGCTACTTGTTGTGCAGCTTTTTTGGCTGCAAGTCTGCCAGCTATTGCTGCAGCTCCGGCTACTATTGCTGGTATTGGCATTACAACTCCCTAAATGATTCTCATTTTGTTTTGTTCTGCGAAAGCCTCTTCGATATTAATGACTGTTCGCTTGCCTAGCTCGTGCCGAGATAGGAATGGGTTTTTCATATGGTGCGTGGCATACTGTCCATAGTTGAGCATCTCGCGTGCGCGGATCTCACAGAACCAAAGAGCCATAACCATATCGGTCTTACCCTTAGTCGTTGGAGTCCAGGTAATTAACTGCTCAATCAAAGCCTTGACATTCTCAGTCTGATCACTTGGCAGATGTATTAAGTTATCTCGATGGTGCTTACCATCAAACTGCTTAGTACCGAAAAGGGTAGACATAGAAGCCACACCGAAACCGGAATCCCATTTGTTAGAACCAGTGTGGTGTTCCTTGAACTGCACGCCTCGTGAGGCTAAGTGCATACGGATACCTTCGTCTTGTGTTAAGAAGGATTGGAAGGCGTTCTTTTCGATGATCCACTCGGAAGGAGAGTAAAGGGCTGTCCAATCAAAAATAAGATTACGGATATCGGCTGGAGACGGACGGCTAATCTTAATAGCATCTACTATGTACCTCTTGCTAGTTGATCGGTCAATGGCATAGCAGATAGCTGCTGTATCGCCAATCATTGCAGGATCTAGTCCACATATATAAGTAAAGCCGTTTAAGTCTTTAGGATGACCGGGCCAGCCTGCAACTAAGTTGCCAGACTTGCGCATACCGTCAATAGAACCTTTGACACATATAGGATCAAAGGCAGCGTTTTCAGATATGTCTTGCTGCTGATATACTAAAGCCCAGGTACTTGCATCCATCGCTTGGCGTTCGTTGTAAAGGTTGCGACCAGACCAGCGCGGATATAAACCGTCTTCGTTCTTATCGGCCTCTTCTTGTCCATCAAAGGGGGCATCGCTTGCAGGCCAAAGAGTCTCCCACTTGTCAGGGTCTTCATCGGCTGTAAGAAGGGCCGGCATTGCTAAATACTTCCAAGGAACCTGACCGCCAGGGTAGCGATCTTCTGAGCGTAGCTCGCGGTATAGGTCAACGGAGGCTACACGTGTTCCGATAATAATAAGTTTACCTGTAGGGTTCAAACGAGATCGGACGTCTTGGGTCAGCCAGCGGATCTGTTTTTCAAACTCATTGGCGTTCTTTAAGGTGACAGCGTCATCTACAATAATCATATCGGCACGCTTGCCGTAGATCTGACCACCGATACCGACGGCCTCAATGTTCGGATCCTTTTCAGATGACTCGCGGAGTTCATCACCAAAGGTAACGCGGGTTGCCTGCCACGAGGCAGACTTGGAGTTAAACCCTACGCCAGCAGCATAAGCGCTCTGCAGATCTGCATACATAGGATGGGTCAGACGTTGCTTGATGGCGTAGAGAAAGTCGGCAGCTAGTTGCTGCGTCTGGGAAACAATTAGAACTCTAAAGTTCGGATTACGGGCTACCTGCCACGTCACATAGTCTACGGTGACCGTAATGGACTTTGCGTGGTTTGGCGGAATATTTATAAGTACGCGGTTGCTAGCAAGGCCCGGTTCAAATTTCATACTGGGGTGCAGCCACGAAGGCTCACGACCTTCGATTACATCTATCAGATTTACCTGATGTGGAAAAGTCTTGGAGTGCAGGAACTTCTCGCGGAATTCAACGAAGTCAATATCGTGAACGTCGCCGCCCTGGAACTGCTTATCC